GGATAACCCATTTGACATATCTTGGCCAAGGGTGGATGTATAATGGCGAAAGTAATCGGATTCAATCCCGTAGACCTAGGATACGGCGGAATGAAGAATTATTCCGGTTCAGATAACAATAAAATTTTAGATGATGTTCGAGATGGTGATTTTCCAATGGTAGGCGGTGATCCATATTGGTCAAGTGTTACAACATTATTGCAGGAAGGTTTAACAGACGCTAGTAACAAATCTGCAAACGCAACTGCGGTTGGCTCAGTAACTACTCCTACCATGCCATCTGGATCTGCACCTGTTGCTGGAACAACTGGTATACCTAGATGGTTCAGCAGGTGTTTCGTATCTAAACTTAACAGATTCTGCGTATGCCATGGGTACTAATAATTGGACAATCGAAGGTTGGTTCTATCCTACCTCAAACGCACAACAGAAAGCGTTGTTTACTCTGTCCGTTGCTGCTGGAAGCCCAACAGCTGCCGTTATTGCAACAGATTATGCTAGTGATCAAGCATTGTCTATGTATAATGGAACAGGTCAAAATATGTACAACTCGCCTTTGAATTCGTTTACGACCAATAATTGGCACCACATAGCTGTGGTTAGATCATCAGGTACTCTTAAGCTCTTCATAGACGGTGTTCTGATGTCAGGTACGTCTGCAGAAAATGCATCAAATGATACTACAAGTGCTAGGATTCAGTTAGGTGGTTGGATTGTAAACAACGATAGAGATTTTATAGGATATATTGATTCATTTAGGGTCACCAAAGGAGTAGCTCGTTATACGACTACCTTCTCAGTGCCTACTCTGACGTTCCCTAAAAGCTAACAATAATAATATATTTTTGATGGAGACTAACAAAAAATGGCTAAAGTAATTGGATTTGATCCTGTAGACCTAGGGTACGGCGGAATGGTTAATTATTCCGGTGTAGATAATAATGTAGTTTTAGATGATGTTAAAGATGGCGATTATCCATCTCTTAGCACTGATCCAAACTGGAACAACGTTATATCATTAATGAAATTTGAGGATAATTATACAGACGATAAAGGATTGCTTACATGGACTGGAACAGGTACAAGTTTTAATTCTTCTGGAAAATTTGGTAAAGCGGTAGAATTTAATGCTACCTCGGATCGACTTGATTCTAGCACAAGTTCTGAATGGACTTGGGGAACTAACGATTATACTATTGAAATGTGGGTTTATTGGAATTCGACTGGTGCTGGTTCATATCGTAACTTGTTTTTCACCAAAGCTGGCGGAACCTCGTACTTACAATATTATATAGACAATGGTAATAACTTTTATTTGTATAATGTTACTGGTGGTCCATTACATAATTTTGGTGTTGCTGCCACTATATTCCCATATCAAACTTGGTTTCATCTTGCATTAACGAGAGAGTCGAACGGAGTTAAATGTTTTGTTAATGGGACACAGAAAGGTACTACTGGTACAATGACTGCTAATGTTGATGCTACTGAAGGGGTTGTTGGTAGACATCCATCATTAGCAAGAGGCTGGCCAGGAAGTGTTGATTCTCTTCGTGTCACAAAAAATGTTGCTCGTTATACTGGTAACTTTACTGCACCAACAGCAGATTTCCTACCCTAATAATATGTAATTTACCGATGTTTATTTGATTATTTGATTATACGAATAAGCAGATAAATACCCAGTAATTTATAACTTAGAGGAATAACAGTATGAAACCCAACTTAATCCGTCAAACACTAGATATGCTTGAAGCAGTTGAAATGGAACTAGTCGCGAATCGTGACTTTGATCTTGTCGAAAAAGCTGAGAAGAATGGAAAAGTTTATGCACTGGGTAACGGAGTGCATGACGACGGTGATTCTCGCAAGAACGATTTTCAAATCTATGTTAAAGTGAGAGACGGCGGATTTGAGCATAACGATAAATTTTATCCCCAAGAGTTTTATACACACGTAGAATCACTTAAAGTAGGTTCCTACGGTACTGAATCAGAAGCTATTGCAGCATTTGAGGCATGGATAGCATCAGAATAATGGCGCAACTAAATATTATCCTGTTAAAATGGTGGATTCAGGTTTCATGTATTGTATTCGGCAGTGTTGTTGCGTATCAACTAGGTTGGTGGCATGCGCTCTGGGATGCAGACATTACCAAAATTAGTATTGGAATTTTAAGCGTATTTGTTGTAACTATGTTACTCACCGGTTACATTAGTAAGAACTATCAGGACAAAAAATCACAAGCACTTGGAAATTATGTATGGTTTGCCAGTGAAGCAATGATCACACTGGGCATGATTGGCACAGTTGCTGGGTTCTTGCTCATGCTTGGCAGCGCCTTTAGTAACCTTGATGTTACCAACATTGCTAATGTACAAGCAGCTATTGCAGACATGGCCATTGGAATGAGTACTGCATTGAGCACTACATTAGTTGGACTAATTTGCTCAATCTTAACAAAAGCACAAATGGTTATTTTGGAGAATAGCTGGGAAAATGGCGACTAAACAACGTTACAAAAGCAGTTTTGGATTTATAGATTTACTATTCAATCTTCTAGTAGGATTTACTTTTATGTTCATCCTGGCCTTTATGCTGATTAATCCCATAGCTAAGAAACACAACTTTGATCCCAAAGCAGAATACATGATAGTTATGACCTGGGATCCACAAAGTGGAAATGACATTGACATGTGGGTGCAGGATAATTTAAACAATATTGTTAGTTTTAGAACAAAGAATATTGCACTAATGCATTTAGACAGAGACGACCTGGGTTATAGAAATGACACGTTTGTTGGTGAAACAGGCTCAATAGTGAAACATGAAATTAACCGTGAAGTACTAACTATCAGAAGCAGAGATCCAAGAACATATACTGTAACTACACACTGGTATTCAAAAGTGATTAACGAGAATAATAGTGTAGAACAGGTTACCCTTGAGTTGATACGTCTTAATCCTTATAAAGAAGCATCTATTAAACAAATAATTCTTCAAGGCCCTAGTGACGAAAAGCATGCATTTACGTTTACGGTATTGCCAGATGGCAATTTAGAATTAGACGATACTGAAAAACTTATTGTCAATGATGCTGATAATATGGCAAGAAAAAATAATTGAGGATAGAAAATGATCGATTTTAACATTACTACTACTCAGTTAGCCGCAATTTGGATCTTTGCTGGACTATGCTGTATGATTCCCATGTTTGTTAAACTTTCATGGCAAAAGTTTTTAATTATCCCAATTGTGTTATTTTCTATATGGATTAGTTTTGAAACTAACCGAGAGTTTATCGGAACACCTGTGTACGATCAACCTGCAAAGTTTATATACAAGCATCACACTGTCTCAAGCACGGATAACAAAAAATGGATTACACTCTGGGCAATGGTTGAAAAGAAAGACAGACTATATAGATTTGTATATGATAAACAAACTCAGAAAAAATTAAACGAAGCTAAGAAACGGGCATCTCGTGGCCGTGCTACCATTGGCGAGTTTAAGAAAAAAGAACCCAAAAATAGACTTGATCGCACAGATCAAACAGAGTTAATTACTTACGATTTTCCCCATCAGGAAGCCTTTCCTAAAGATAGTAAATAAATTTATTGTTCTAGTAAGTATTTAGGTTGCATTGTATGCATGCCTGTGTTATTATAATAGACAATTAAAAATTACATTTAGAAGGATCGTAATATGAGTAACGGTGATCGCGTCTTTACCGCAGAACAAAAAGCAAAACTATCACACTTAATTCAAGAAGGTATGACTGTAATGCAGGAAGTTGATGACCTAACAGAAGGCCTCAATGACACTGTTAAAGCAATTGCTGAAGAGTTTGAAATTAAACCAGCAGTTCTTAAGAAAGCAGTAAAGACAGCATACAAAGCAGACTTCTCCAAGCACAGCGAAGACTTGGCAGAGCTTGAAAATATCTTGGCTACTGTTGGCAAACTTCAGTGAAGTTACTCAAATACATCGGAGAGATTGGTGGTATCGTTGGTGCTTTAATGGTAGCAACGAACACTGATCTCTCTGCGTATGGATATATTTTCTTTACTAGCAGTTCTGTTGCATGGACAATAGCTGCTTTTTTTATGAAGGAATGGTCTTTAATGAGAATGTCAATTGCATTTACTTTAATTAACTTTATTGGTGTATACCAATGGATGGTGGTATGATTGAATAGAAAACCTTATCAATGGCTAGCATGGCTAGCAACATTGGCATTAGTATCAGCAGCAAGTCTTGCTAGTTTTGTTCCTGAATGGTATTGGCACCACTGGGCATTTATCGTGGGCAATGCACTATGGATTGCTGTTGGGTATTTGTGGCGAGAAAATAGTTTACTCTGGCTAAACATTATGTTAACATTAATATATATTATAGGATTAATTGTATGAGTTATGTCGACGCTTGGTTTGATAAACAGCATGATAGGATTCACGCTGTAGAACGTGTGGAGGGACGCAGGGAATTCCGTGAGTTTCCTGCAAACTATGTGTTCTATTATAACGATCCCCGCGGCAAGTTTAAAACTATCTATGGTAATCAAGTAAGCCGTTTTAGCACACGCAATGGCAAGGAGTTCCAAAAAGAAGTAAGAATGCACGATAGAGGTTCTCTATGGGAGAGCGACTTTAATCCTGTGTTTAGATGTTTAGCAGAAAACTATCTGGGTGTTGATGCTCCCAAACTTCAAACTGCTTTTTTCGATATCGAGGTGGACTTTGATCCTGAACGTGGTTACAGTAGTCCTGATGATCCCTTTAATGCTATTACAGCCATTAGCGTCTACTTAAACTGGATGGAGCAGATGATTACACTGGCGATTCCTCCTAAAAGTTTGAGCATGGAATCTGCAAAGGATTTAGTAAGCGAGTTTTCCAATACATTCCTGTTTGAAACAGAAGCTGAGATGTTGGCTACATTCCTGGATCTTATCGACGATGCTGATGTTCTTAGTGGTTGGAACAGTGAGGGTTATGATATTCCGTATACTATTAACCGCACTATTCGTATACTAAGCAAGGATGATACTCGCAAGTTTTGTTTGTTTGGACAATATCCCAAGAAGCGCACATTTGAACGCTTTGGCTCTGAGCAAAACACATATGACTTAATTGGCAGACAGCATTTAGACTATATGCAACTGTATCGCAAATATACATATGAAGAGCGGCATAGTTATGCACTGGATGCTATTGGTGAACACGAACTTGGTGAACGTAAAGTACAATACGAAGGTACCCTGGATCAGCTATATAATCAGGACTTTAAAAAGTTTATTGACTATAACAGACAAGACACTGCATTGCTGGATAGGCTGGATAAGAAACTCAGATTCATTGATTTAAGTAACGAACTGGCACATGCCAACACAGTGCTACTTGCTACCACAATGGGTGCGGTTGCTGTTACAGAACAGGCTATTATCAACGAAGCACATGAGCAAGGATTAATTGTTCCTAATAGAAAACACCACGGAGACGAAGATCGTGTACGAGCTGCTGGTGCTTATGTTGCAACTCCTAAACGTGGGTTACATGACTGGGTCGGCAGTATCGATTTAAACAGTCTGTATCCTAGTATTATCCGTTCGTTAAATATGGCTCCAGAAACTATTGTTGGACAACTTAGAATGTCCATGACTGAGAAACATATCTCAAGTAGGATGGCAACTGGTGCTACGTTTGCAGGTGCTTGGGAAGGCATGTTTGGTACACTTGAGTACAAGGCTGTTATGGACATGGACGTTGGTACAGAGATTACCATTGACTGGGAAACAGGCGGTGAAGATACGCTAAGTGCAGCAGACACCTGGCGATTAATCTTTGATAGTAACAAGCCCTGGATCTTAACTGCTAACGGAACTATACTTACACACGAAAAGAAAGGCGTAGTGCCAGGACTACTAGAACGCTGGTATACAGAACGTCAAGAGATCCAAGCAAAGAAGCGTACTTGCGAAGGTGAAGAGCGTGCCTTCTGGGACAAGCGACAGTTGGTTAAGAAGAT